AAAGACAACTCATTATACAGTATCAGGTGTTGGTAGTTCAAGTGGTGGGAATGTAACTTTTACAACTGGTAATACTCCTGCAAGTGGGGAGACTGTTGTGTTGCTCAGATCAACTGCAAGAACTCAACTGACAGATTATGTTGCAAATGATCCATTCCCAGCAGCTAGTCACGAAGATGCTTTAGACAAATTAACTTTTGTTGCACAAGAAATAGAAGAAGAACTTGCTAGATCATTCAAAGTATCAAAAACAAATTCTATCACAACACCTGAATTTACAGAAAGTGCAACTGAAAGAGCTTCAAAAACTCTTGGTTTTGATAGTGACGGAAATCTCACGACAGTAGCAGATTTTCTACCAATCGGAGGTGATGCTGCACAATTTACTTATTCGACAACTACCACAGACTCTGATCCTGGTGATGGAGTAATAAGATTCAACAACACAACTTTAGCTTCTGCAACAGAAGCGTATGTAGACGATAATGATGCAAATTCAACTGATGTGTCGGCTTGGGTTCAAAGTTTTGATGACGTTGCAAACACTGTTAATAGAGGTAGAATAAGAATGTCCAAGGCTAATACCTTAGATACTTGGGCAGTATTTAGAATTACTGGTGCTGTTACAGATAACAGTGGATATACAAAATTATCGATAGCATATATTGATAACTTTGGAACTTTTGCAAATAACGATAAAGTGTTTTTAAGTTTTGTTGCTACTGGTAAAGATGGTGGAACAATACCAGGATATTTGTATAAGTTTGACACTGGAACAACTGACACTGATCCAGGAGCAGGAGAAATAGCTTTTAACAATTCAACTTATGCTAGTGTTACTGAGATTTATATAGATGATGCAGATGATAATGGCGTATCAACTCAAGCAGATACAATAACCTGGGATGATAGTACGTCAACTATTAAAGGATATATACATATTGTTGATACACAAGATAGCACCACATACGCTAGATTCAAAGTAACTGGAACATCAACGGATGCTTCTGGTTATAATAAATTGGTTGTTCAACATTTAGCATCAAATAACACATTTAGTGCAGCTGATGGTGTATCAGTGCATTTTACAAGAAATGGAGATAAAGGAGATACTGGAGCTACTGGAGCTACTGGCGCTACTGGCGCTACTGGTGCAGCTGGAGCTGATGGAGCTGACGGAGATATGACAAACTTTATTGTGGCAGCTTCTGCTGGATCAAACCAAACAATTACTGGTGGGAATACATTAACAATAGCAGCTGGTGCTGGAATATCGACAACTGCTAGTGCAACTGACACTGTTACTATAGCAGTAACTGCCGATCCGATAGCCTTTGCAATCGGTCTAGGATAAGGAGATATAAATGGCAAATACATTTAAAGTTAAAACTAATGGAGCAATGCCTAGTAGTGGATCAGCCGAAACACTTTATACTGGTCCAACATCTACAACAACAATAATTATAGGTTTACTTCTTTGTAATATACACACAACATCAGTCACAGTAGATGTAGAAATTGAATCAAATACCAGTGATACAGAAACAAACTCTAATGTATCAGTAGCAAAAGGTGTTACTATACCAAATGGCTCTACATTAGAACTTCTTACTGGTGGCAAGGTAGTATTACAAGCAACTGATGTGCTTAAAATTAATTGTAGTGTTCAAGAAAAGATAGATGCAACACTAAGTATCTTAGAAATTACATAGGTGATACATGGGATTTATAGGAAGACAACCAACACCAGTACCATTAACATCATCAGATATTACAGATGGTATTATAAGCACTGCTAAGATTGTAGATGATGCAGTAGGAAATACTAAATTAGATTTAACTGCGAACTATGCTTTTACTGGTACTATAACTGGTGCAGGAGGTATGGATTTATTGCTTGATGCGACTCTTACTTCTAGCTTGGGTAATATAGATATTTCTTCTACTTATATTAATTCAACCTATGATGATTATCTTTTATTATTTAATTTAGACCCTGATGAAGATGATAGACATCTTTATATACAAGTATTTGTAGGTGGCAGTGCTTTGGGTGGTGATGTTTACGCATATGAAGTTGCCTTACTAAGTGGTAATGAATATGAAAATGATAATGATACAACTGTATTTAGATTAAATTCACATGGTATTGGATATGACTCAGGTGAAGGTATAAGTGGTCAATTACTTTTTCAAAATGTAAATGATACTAGTCATTCATTTTGTTATAGTGGGTTTACCAATTTCTTCAATACTAGTGGTAATCATAATGGAAATGCAGTTTCAGGTACACTGATTCCAGCAAATAGAGCAAGTGTTGTAAATGGTCTTAGAATTTATTTTAGTGGTGGTCAAGCTGTTGGTGATTTTAAACTATATGGATTGAGGACATAATATGGCAAATATAAAAACAATGGTTGATGGTGTTATTAGAGAAATGACTGATGAAGAACAAGCAGAATATGATGCAAGACAAAAACAAAGTGCAGAACAAATAAAATATGAGAAAGAACAACACACTAAAAAATTAGAAAATGAAACATCAGCAAAGAAAAAACTTAAAGATTTAGGTTTAACTGATGATGAAATATCTGCATTGGTAGGGGCATAAAGTATGGCATATATAGGTAAAGAACCACAAGTAGGTAACTATATCAAACTAGATGCTATTAGCACTTCTAGCACTAACACATATAATTTATTAAAAGATTCAGTAGCATTTACACCTGAGTCAGCTTTACACATGATTGTATCTTTGAATGGTGTCATACAATCGCCATTGAGTTCTTTTTCTGTATCAGGCTCTACTATTACATTCTTGCCTAGTAGTGGCACTTTGTCCTCCAGTGATACGATAGATTTTATTCTTGTGTTAGGTAACGTACTGGATATTGGTACACCTAGTGATAGCACAGTAACAAATGCTAAAACAAACTTTGTAACAACATCATCAAGTGCAGGATTACAAATCAAAGGCGATAATACAACAGCAGGTGCTTTACAATTAAATTGTGAACAAAATAGTCATGGGATAAAATTACAATCCCCTGCACATACACATAATCAAAGTTATACATTAAAGTTTCCTACTGGTAATGTAACTGCTGATAAATTTTTAAAAGTGGAAAGTATTACTGGCTCTGGAACAACTGGAGTTGGTCAATTATCTTTTGCAGATGCAGGGGGTATAACTGAAACAAGCACAATTAATGCAAGTGGCACAGAAGTTGATTTTTCAAGTATTCCATCAACTGCAAAAAGAATTACTGTTATTTTTCATGAAGTTAGTTTAGATGCTAATGAAGATGCAATAATACAACTTGGTACAAGCAGTGGTTTAACAACAAGTGGTTATACTGGTAACTCACATTATGGTAGTGGTGGCATATCAGCAACAACCAATGGCATACCAGTCTATTTTGGAACTGGTGCGGGTAACACAGTGTCAGGTGCAGTTTTTATTTATCATTTAGGTTCAAACATATATGCTAGTAATCATTCAGCAAAATATAATCAAAGTAATGGTTTGTTTGGTGGTGCTGATGTTACTTTAGGGGGAACTTTAGATAGATTAAGAATAAGATCAAAAGGTTCTGGCTCATTTGATAATGGACAAATAAAATTATTTATTGAATAGGTAAATTATATGACACAAAAAACAGTTTATGATTTCGCAACCAAAAAAACAGTTGTTAGAGATTTTACAAGTGAAGAACAAAAAGTTCGAGATGCTGAAATAAAAGAATGGAATGATGGTAAAGCTGAAAGAGATTTAGGAGTTTTGCGACAGCAAAGAAATTCTTTATTATCTGAAACAGATTGGTGGGCATCATCAGATTTAACAATGACAGATGCACAAAAAAAGTATCGTCAAGATTTACGAGATATTACTAAGACTTATCAAAGTTTATCGGATAAAGACTTTGCATTTCCAACAAAGCCAACGGAGTAGATTATGCCTTTAACTAAAATTAACTCAACAAGTCTTATTGAAAGATTACCAGTTGGAAGTGTTATACAGACAGTTGAAGCACAATCATCATCTTCACCTTTTAATCCTAATACAAGTTTTGCAGACGTAACTGGAACATCTATATCTATAACACCATCAAGTACATCAAATAAAATTCTTGTTATGTGGAATTGTGGTGGTATGGCAAATGGAACTAATAATTCTATTAGTATTAAAGTATTGCGAGGTTCTACAGTAGTTAGATATATACCTAGATATGGTTATGAATCAGGTAGTGGGTGGGATGCTGTTCCAATAGCTATTCAATATTTAGATGCTCCATCATCAACTTCTTCAGTAACATATAAGTTGCAAAGTGCAACAGAAGCCGACCAAGATTTTAGAATAAATGATATTAAATCTGTAAGTGATGATCCTAATACAGATGCTATGGTTGTTCTAGCTATGGAGATTAAAGGTTAAAATATGGAACTTGATCTAGTGTGGAATATAATCATTACACTTATCATAATGCCATTTGCTTGGGCATTTAACAAGATGTTTTCAGAAGTAAAAAGACTACAAATATTACTGAATAAGACAAGAGAAGAGTATGCTTCTAAAGAAGATCTACGACATACATCTAATCGTATAGTAGAAACACTTAATAGATTAGAAGATAAACTAGACAAGGTGCTAAGTAAGTGAGGTGACATTGTGCTTGAAATGCTTATGGTAGCGAATAGTGCTTTTGCAGTCATCAAACAAACACTCGAAAATGGTAGAGATATAGCTTCAGCAGGATCAGCGATAAGTCGTTTTGTTGGTGCTG